AGGCTTTACGCCAGAAGAAATGTATGGTTTTGTTTATCAGATAACGAACAAACAGAATCAAAAGAAATACATTGGAAAAAAGTTCTTTTGGAAACAAAAAACATTACCGATAACGAAGAAAAGAAAGCGAAGAAAAAGGTTAAAGGTTGAATCAGATTGGAGAGAATATTATGGATCATCTAAACACCTTTCGGAAGATGTGGAGAAAATGGGCCATAAGAATTTCCATCGCGAGATTATATTATTCTGCAAGACTAAGGGTGAATGTGCTTATATGGAAACAAAAATACAATTTGAAAGAGCAGTATTATTATCCGACGATTATTATAACGGTATTGTTAATTGTCGGATTGGTTCAAATTCTGTAAAACATTTAAAGGAGGCATAAATGAGCCGTAAAAAAGTTAAACCTAATTATATAGATATGAGAATAGAACAACTTAAAGAAGAATTATCTAAACCTAATACAACTCATGATAAGAATTGGTACAACAGACTTATTCAAGAATTAGATTGGGTTCGACAAATGCAAGATGATAAAAAAGCAACACATAATTGTTATATGGAAGCATAATAAATATGTACAAACATATCAAACTGTGGTATAATAGAACCTATGAATAAACATGTAAAAAATAATGTTATTAAATTTCCAAATAGGATGGCCGAAACTATCGGTGAAAGAGTTTTGGAAAGTATGGACAAACAAGAAGAATGTGCCCACCTTGGGCGTTTATGTGTTGATATTATAACAAAAACAATTAGGAATGAACCTACTGAATTAATGTCAGATTTAGATTTTAATGATATTAAATCTGATGAGTATAAAGATATGTTTGTAATATTAAATCTTCTTGTATCTATGTTTCTTAGAAAATCTGATATTAATCATATATTACAAAAAGATCTAAATAACGTTTATTATAAATTATTATCTATTGATTTTGCTTCTAAAAATGATATAGATTGGGAAGAACAGGAAAAGGATGATTTACCTCCGATTAGTTAATAAACTAATTATTACATTATTACTTACTGGTTGTACAACGACGAATCGACAACCTTCACCTTGTCCAAAATCACATACATTAATGTGTGAAATAAGAGGTTCACGTGAAGATTGTTGGTGTCAAGATACTACACAAATGAAAAAATATATAGGTGAAATATATGGGAGATAAAAGATGATTTTACTTGACTATAGTCAAATTGCATTGAGCAATATTATTATTCAAAAGAACAATATACTATCAAAAGAAGGTCTTGTTGATGTTAAACACTTAATAAGACATATGATACTTAATAGTATTCGTATGTATAATAAAAAATACAGAGAAGAATATGGCCAAATGGTCATATGTGTAGATGGTTTTAATACTTGGAGAAAAGAATATTTCCCACAATATAAACAACACCGGAAAAAGAATAGACAAGAATCTGATTTAGATTGGAGCTTTATTTTTGAAAGCTTGAACGAAATTAGACAAGATCTACAAGAAAATTTTCCATATAAAGTAATTCATATTGAAGGTTGTGAAGCCGATGATGTTATAGGTGCACTTACAATAGAAACTCAAGAGTTTGGTAAGAATGAACCAATAATGATTATATCATCAGACAAAGATTTTATACAATTGCAGAGGTATAAGAACGTAAAACAATTCTCTCCAATTCAAAAGAAAGCAGTGACAGATAAGAATCCACGTAAATACTTATTTAATCATATAATGCGCGGAGATGCTGGTGATGGTATACCTAATATTTTATCAGGAGATAATACCTTTGTTGAAGGAATTAGACAATCTCCTATGACTACAAAGAAACTTGAACATTTTCTGCACAATGCAGATAAATTAAGCGAAGTTATGACCTCAGAGGAATATCGTAATTTCCAAAGAAATAAAAATTTAATAGATTTACACGCAATACCAAAAGTACACTATAAAACTATTATAGATAATTATGATAATCAAAAAATAGCAATGCGTATGAAAGTATTGAATTATTTAATTAAAAATAGATGTAATAACTTGATTGAGTCGGTGGAGGAATTTTACAATGGCTAGAAAAAAAATGATATCTGAAATACTTGAGGAAGCTTCAAAGCAAGAATCTCAAGTAGCAAGAGGACAATATCTCAAAGATAACTATTCGGTTGCTTTGATAACCGTATTAAAGGGTGGATTTGATGACACCGTTCAATGGAATTTACCTGAAGGTGATCCTCCATATAGAAAGGACGATGCTCCGAAAGGATTTGAACCATCTAATTTATATAAGAAAACAAAATTATTTAAACATTTTGTAGTTGGCTCAGCCACAGGAAATACAATGAGCGCTATAAAACGTGAAAAACTGTTCATCGATGTGCTAGAATCTTTACATGTAGATGAAGCGAATCTAGTACTCGCAATGAAAGATAAGAAACTTACTGGAAGATATAAGGGAATAACTGTAAAGTTAGTAAGAGATGCATTTCCAGATCTTATCAAGTCGGTAGCTAAAGCTGATCCAGTTAAACAGGAAAAGGCTACTAAAACACAAACCGCTTAACAAAGGGGGTGATTACCTACATATATGACTGTTACATTCACTTTCATTTATTAGGAGGATTACTAACGAAAAATAGGGGTATCCCAGGTCTGCAGGCCTGGGAATACTTTTTAAATTAAGCATGTACAAACAGTGAAAAGTATGGTATAATATACAGTATGAATATTTTAAATAATGATCCCGTGAGAAAATAATGCCTCTATATGATTTTGTAAATACAAAAACCGGTGAAGAATTCGAAAAACTTATAAGTATTTCTGACAAAGAAATATATCTAAAAAACAATCCGGACATTCAACAAACCTTCACAAAAGTACCTGGAATTATCAGAGGGAAAGAAGGCGCAATGCTTAAAAAGGCAGGTGATGGATGGAAAGAAGTACAAGATAGAATAAAGTCTGGTATGCCACCAAGACTAAGAAAAAATATTAAAACAAAATGAATTTTAGACATGAAATAATAACTGACGATTATACGTTAAAACAAGTAAACAAAAGTACTGGAAGAGTTTACGTTGATGATGAAATGAATGAATATCCAAGCATAACATCTGTATTATCGATATTAAGCGAAGAAGCCATTCAAAGGTGGAGAAATAAGGTTGGTGAAGAAGAAGCAAACCGAATTTCATCAAAAGCTGCAGCTAGAGGAACAAAAGTACACGATTTAATAGAAAGTTATATATTAAATAAAGAAGTAGAAAATTCTAATCTACTTGCATATTCTAATTTTAAAGACATTAAATCTGTAATAGATAATAGTTTATCAAAAGTATATGCAACAGAAAAAAGATTATATTCTAAACACTTAGGTGTTGCTGGGACAGTAGATTGTGTCGGTATATGGAACAATAAGAACAGTATCATTGATTGGAAAACTTCCAAAAAATGGAAAAAGAAAGAATGGGTTACAAACTATTTCATGCAAGCAGCAGGTTATGCTATTATGTGGGAAGAACGAACAGGAATTCCTATAACACAATTGGTAATTTGCATTGCGGGTGATGAAGGGCCACAAATATTCGTAGAACATCGCGATGATTGGGCAAAACAACTGATTGATACAATCAATGAATATAAAAGAAGAAAATTTTTTAGGAGATAAAATGAGAGAAATATTATTAAATGCATTAAAATCACATTATATAGGTGCTATAGAAAAGGCAAAGGCTAATATTGAAATATATTTAGCAAATCCAGCCGGTATAGGAGATCATCCTGATATCGTTGCTGCAGCATCTGAAGAAATAACAAAATTGTCTGAAGCACACGATTCTTTACAAATGATTGATACATATTTTACAAACAAAACGCCCCGTATATAAATAGGAGTATGAAAAAAGAACTCATAACGTATATTATCGAAGCGGCCGCAGGAAAGGGTCTAACTATTTTTGATATTGATGAAACTCTTTTTCATACTAAAGCAAAAATAGATGTATTACATAACGGTAAGAAGATTAAATCGTTAAATAACATACAATTTAATACATATAAATTACGAAAGGGTGAGACATTTGACTTTGGTCAATTTAAGTCTGCAGAGATTTTTAATAAAACAGCCACACCTATTGGCAAAATGATTGCTAAAGCAAAAATGATAATAAAAAATGCAACGAAGAAAGGTTCTAAAGTAATCGTTGTTACAGCAAGAGGTGATATGGATGATAGAGACTTATTCATAAAAACTTTCGAAGCACAAGGAATTGACATGAGCAATGTTTATGTCGAAAGAGCCGGAAATATCGGATTAGATAGTTCTGCAAAAAACAAAGAAGTAGTATTTAGAAAATATCTAGATACTGGATTATATAAAAGAATAAGATTGTTTGATGATGCAATGGAAAATCTATTAGCTTTAACATCATTAAAGAACGAATATCCTGATATTACTTTTGAAGCCTATAGAGTAAATAAAAATGGATCAATAAGTACGGTGAAATAAGATGCCAACAAAAATAAAACCTTCGGTAAAAACTAGAAAACGTGGCGAAACAAAAGACACAATAACACATTATTATATTAAAAACATTTCTCAAGATGAATTATTTGATACATTAAATAATGATAGAACTTTTCCTAAAAGGAAACAAAAAATTCGTAATGAATTAGCGCGAAGAGGCGTTACTATTATACAGAAAGTGATTGAATGAGTGATAAATTTTAAAAATTCAAATTATAGACCATTACCATACGGATTAACACTTAAACCAAGTAAAAAACACGGATTAGGCCTATTTGCAACTACCGATACTTTAGAGGCAGGAAAACGTCTTGGAATTACCCACGTATTATATAATGCAATATATGATCATGTACATATTACTTGGATAAGAACACCTCTAGGTGGATTTATAAATCATTCTGAAAACCCAAATTGTGTTATTTTAAATACTTTAAATGATGAACGTGAATTATTTACAATAAGACCAATTATGGATGGAGAAGAACTTACAGTATATTATACTTTGGAAGAATATTATGACGAGTAAAAATGACATTACTGGAGACAGTATAAAAACAAAACATAATAACAAAAAATATCGTGACAATTTTGATTTAGTATTTAATAAAAAAGCTGCTAAAATAAAAAGAGCCGAATCAATAAAAAGAAAGAAAAATGAAAATAACAAAGTCTTATAGAGTATAAATAGTATTATGTTTGATTTTACTAATTACATAACAGAAGCCAAAGAAGATGGCCAAAAACTGTCAGTTATAATCTTAGCTAATTCTTTAGATGAAGGATCAGCAGCAAAGGTTATGGCTGATGTGTGTTCATTTAATGATATATCGTGCAATTTGATTGATATCGATAAAGCATATTTAGGTGATGCAGATATTGAATTAAGAAAGGTTGATATACGTAATATTGACGGCGAAGGTAAAAAGCTTACTTGTAATATAGATTCCACAATTGTATTTACAAGAGCCGGAGCAATTGCAACTCAAGTTGGTCAAGCCTTAATATCTACGCTTCAAACCGTTGGATTCTTTATGGTAAATGATCTTGAATCTATGATATTATGTGATAATAAAATGGCAACTACAATTGCTATGAATAGATCAAACGTAAAAACTCCACGAACAGTTATATTAAATAATGAAGAAAGTATAGAATATGCACACAATCAAATTGGTAGTAAATTTCCTGTTATTGTAAAAACATTAACAGGAACACAAGGTATTGGTGTTACTAAAGTCGATTCAATGAGCTCATTAATTTCTGTATGTCAATCATTATGGAAATTTGAAGCACAATTATTAATGCAAGAATTTTTAAATATAGATTATGATATTAGAACTCTTGTAGTAGACGGAAAAATACTTGGATCGACAAAACGAATTACTGAAAAAGGTTCAGAGTTTAGGTCAAATATTCATCAAGGTGCAAATACTGTACCATATGTTTTAAAAGATAAAGAAATAAAAACAATTACTGCTGCAGCAAGGGTAAGTAGCGGTTATTATGTAGGCGTTGATCATTGTATTATCGATGGTGAAATTTATATACTTGAAATTAATGGAAGCCCCGGAATCGGATCAAATTATAATGCATATGATTTAGTTACTCAAGAATCTTTAGGTAAAAAATCAGATAATAAGGTTTTTGATCACTTTTTAAAATATATACTAGACGAAAATAATAGAACAAAATTCATGAGAATAGAATCTGGTTATATAGAAACTATTATTTTAGAAGGTTTGGAAAATGATCCAATAAGAGCTAAGCTTGATACTGGTAATGGAACAAGCGCATCGATGTTAATGGTTGATGATTTAAAAATAAAAGATAAAACGGTGTTTTGGAAAAAGAATGGTAAGAAATTTGAATCTAAACTTTTAGGTATATCAAGAGCTAAACATATGGAAACTGTTGATGAAAGACCTATCATTGAACATAATATAATATTTAATAATAGACCTTATTTAATACATTTAGGGCTATCACTTAAAAACACGGCATCAGAAATGTTGTGTAATAGAGATTTAATAACACTTTTTGGTGTAGCAATAAATCCAATGAAAAGGTTTGCATTAACACCATACACGGCAAGAAATGACAAAAATGATCTTTAAATTGACTATGCCAAAAAAGCATGAAATTAAGGTAAGGAAAATAATTCCTATATCTAGTCGTACTCGTGTGGAAAAAGATAAAACTAAAGCCATACCACGTCGTGCCAAATATAAAAATATAGAGGAATAGACATGTCAGAAATAGACAATTTAGATTTTGATTTTGGATTTACAGCAGTCGATGAAAACGAACTAGAAGCAGTACAATCTATAAACAAAACGGCCACAACTGTTACAACAGAATTAGCTGCAGCTGAGGCCAAACTGGGCAAGTTATATAATGCAATATTACCATTGCTATCTAACTTAAAGAAAAATCCTGAAAAGGAGTATATTCTCTGGCCAAATCGTACAGAGAAGATAGAACAATTTGAAGATGTTATTGCTAACATTATAAAGTAAAGGACAAATAAATGAATATTAATGAATTACGTGAAACGCTAAAAATAGATGAAGGGCAAATAAATGAAATCTATAACGATCATCTCGGCTATGCTACTTTTGGCATCGGTCATTTGGTTATTGATGGTGATCAAGAAAAAGGTCAACCGGTGGGCACTGAAGTTACCGAAGAACGCGTTTATGAAGTTTTTGAGAAGGATGTACAAACGGTAATTGCCGATTGTGAAAAACTACATGAAGGATGGGATACTTATCCTGAAGAAGTTCAACAAGTAATCGCAAACATGATGTTTAATATGGGTTATACTCGGCTTTCAAAATTTAAAAAACACAATGCAGCGCTTCAATGCGGTGATTGGAAAACAGCAGCTATCGAAGGAAGAGATTCTAGATGGCATTTACAAGTTACAAATAGAGCAGAAAGGCTAATGTCTAGGCTTGAAAATGTATAAATAGTTATTTAAGAGGAAACTAAAATGTCAGTAACAAGATTAAATGGTTCAGAAGGTAATTTAGCCTCTGCATCAAATGTGGGATTTGCTAAACTAGTAAGAGTATTAAACAATAAAACTACAGTCCAAGTGATTACTCAAAAAAACGCAGGTGGAACTACACTTGCAACAGTAACTTTAGCAGCTGGTGAAGTTGTACATATAGCTAAAGACGGTACAGATACTTTAACAGGAGCTGCTACATCACTAGCTGTTTCTGTGTCATACGCTAACTAGTATGATTTATAATGGCCTACTCGCAAAAAGTAATAGACAGATTTAATAATGTCTTAAATTCTCCGGAGAAATTCTCTGTAGGCCGATTTGACCCTAAACAATCCAATGTAGCAACCGGAATGGCCGGTGCACCAGCGTGCGGAGATGTCATGCAGCTACAACTGAAATTGAATGACGACGATAAAATAGTCGATGTTAAATTTAAAACATATGGATGTGGTTCAGCTATCGCATCTTCTTCATTATTTGTTGATATGCTTATGGGTAAAACCATAGAAGAAGCTAAACTTGTAAAAGACAAGGATATTGCAGAGCAATTAGAGCTACCATCTATCAAAATTCATTGTTCTGTATTAGCCGAAGATTCAATTCGAATGGCAATAGAAGATTGGGAAAATAAAAAAGCCCATCGCCAGCACAATGGAGAGTCTTATGATAGAATTAACTGATAAAGCAATTGATCAATTTACTAAAAAGACCCAAGATCAAGGAAACGATACTATACGTATAGGATATTATTCTGCCGGTTGTAACGGTTTTAAATATATGCTTGATTATGCTGACACAGTTCATACTGATGATCATGTAATTGATTATGGTAATTTTCTTATAGTAGTTGAAACTGGTCAATTACACAACTTTTCTGGATTAACCTTAGATTATGTTTCAGAAGGTCTTAATTCACAATTTGTATTTCTAAACCCCAATGAATCCACGTCCTGTGGATGCGGAGAATCAGTCTCATTTTAAGCATCTAAGATCTCTATTAGTATAAATAGTCCTATGGAAATGTTTGAACTAATAATGGAGGTGGGTGCACCCGTAGCCGGATCCTTGGTTATGGGTTATTTCATCTTTTTAATTTTAAAGCAAATCTTAGGTGGTCTTGTTGATTCAATTGCTACTCTAACTATGTTCTGTAAGAGCCTAGAAACAAGAGTAACTACTATGAATAATGAGATGATTAAGATAGACTTACTGGTGAGTAGTGCATTAGACCTTACACCTCCTGTAGACAGAGTAGCAAGAGCGTCAAACTTTGTTGAGGATGGTAAAATAGATGCACGGAGGGATTAATGGAAGAAATTGCTATAAGTAATGATCCTACAATAGTCACTCTTATTAATGATTATGGATTTCCAATTGTTCTTGCAGTTGGAATGGGGTATTTTATATATTATGTATGGCAATTTATATCAAATGAATTAGAACCTCAAATAGAAAAGATGCATTTTCAATTAATTAGGTTAATTGATCAGGTCCGAATGCTTGATCAAGATATGATAAGATTACAACAAAAAGTAAATGTTGTACTTGAATATAGAGAGAGACAACAATTCATCGAGGATCTCGAAGAAAAGAAAGCTCTTATGGAGAAGAAAGAAAATGAAGAATAGAATTTTAAATTATATTAATTGTACAATAGTAATATTGTTTTTTAGTACTGCAGTATTAGGAGACGAATTAGTACATAAATTTAAAAGTCCAAGTTTTAATGGAGTAGGTACATCATCTCATTATTTAACAATTGAAAATCAAGAGTTTTCACGAAGAGAAGCTATAGCAGATGATATAGAATCTGCATTAAAACAGGCACAACGTGATGAAGAAAATACTACTTTGGCCAAATTTATGCGTAATCTTGAAAGTAGAATATATGCACAATTGAGCAAACAATTAGTAGAAAAGCTTTTCGAAGCTTGTTCACCTGAAGCAGTAGCAGCAGGAACATGTACAGAAACCACATTTGGTAGTTTTGTATTAGAAGGAAATACAATTACATATCAAAAAACAGTTTGTGATTCAACAATATGGGCTTGTACAACTGGAGATCAAGTTATTGTTATGACAATAGTAGCAGAAGATGGCACTGAAACAACAATTGTAATACCAATTGGCGCTGGAACTGCCGGATCTGGCGACGGTTAATGAAGTACTTATTTGGTATATTATTAGTTGGATTATTATCTAGCTGTGCATCATTTGTTCCTTTTGAAGGATTAGATGCAACTGGGTGTGTGAAGGGGCTAGCATGTGTTGAAGAACCTGAAATAATCAGAATTCCTACACATGATGAATTATTTGGACTACCTCCATCAGATAAAATGCCAATTGTTGCGGTTTATAAATTTAAAGATTTAACAGGACAAAGGAAACAAAAAGGAGACGTTGCGATGTTCTCTACTGCTGTTTCTCAAGGTGCAGAAACAATGCTAATAGATGCATTAAAAACTGCAGCAGATGGTAAATGGTTTAGAGTTGTAGAAAGAGTCGGTATAGATTCATTGACTCGCGAACGACAAATAGTTCGTACAACAAGAGAACAATACGGTCAAAAAGATGACACAGGTTTAGCGCCTTTGCTTTTTGCCGGAATAATTCTTGAAGGAGGTGTCATAGGATTTGACACTAACATCGAGACAGGGGGAAGGGGTGCACGATATCTCGGAATTGGTATGTCACAAGCATACAGAAGAGATGTCGTAACCGTTTCCTTACGAGCAGTGAGTACAATGACAGGAGAAATTCTGTTAAATGTACAAGCATCAAAAACAATTCTCTCTATTGCGGATGGTTTTGATGTTTTTAAATTCGTGGACATGTCAACCCAACTTGTAGAAATGGAAGATGGAATGACGGAAAACGAATCAGTGACACGGTCGCTTCGCTCTACAATTGAAGCAGCTGTGTTGGAATTAATATACCAAGGCCACGATAAGAAGTTTTGGGTAATAAAGGATGGGCATCGTCATCCCCACGGAGCACACGGGAGAAACGATAAACATTCAATAGTATCTGATGAAGAAACTGAAGAAATTATAACCATTCCAAATGATGGAGTTATAATAGATCCAATTCCTTTACCAGATGCATTAAAAGAGGAAATAAGGGGATGAGAATAGTAAAAAATAAAACTTTAATACTAACAATGCTTTTATTGCTACCTACTACTGTGTTTGCTGGAGCTAACGATAATAAAATATTATTAGACCAGGCAGGTGATACACTTAGATTATACATAGACCAAATTGGTTATGGTAATAAGATAGGTGGAACTATTGTCAGTGGAGATGCAGCAACTGATTGGACATTGACTGGTAATACTGTTACTATGGATATTGACATGATCGGAAATCTTAACCAAATATTTGGACCTACATTATTTGATTCTACTGATGTTGATTTATCAATAACAGGTAGTTCTAATATATGGGACTGGAACGTAGGTTATGGTGGAAGTGCTGATAGTTCAGTATTAGATGTAGCAATTGGTGGATCTTCAAACACTTTTGATATAGATTGGGGCTATGCGGCTTCAGCTGAAAGATTGGATTTTGATTTAGACATAACCGGTGGTTCAAACGTTTGGAATATTGATATTAATGCGGATGATGTTACTTGGAATGTTGATGTTATAGGAAGTTCAAACAGCTTCTTGACAAATCAATTAGATGGTTCTGATCATTCATTAACGATGGAGTGGATAGGAAGTAATGGAGATATTGATATTCTTCAAAGTAGTGGAACTTGTGGTGGAAGCATCGCAAATTGTTTTGGAGTAATAAATGCAGACTTTGATTCAGAAAACGCAATTGTTGACATTAAGCAAAAAGATACTGGCGACTAGTTTACTAGTTCCTACATTATTATTTGCTGATGATATTGGTGGTATAAGTGAACATAAGGGTAGTGGTGGAATAATACGCCAAAATGGCGATACCGTACTTACTGCCCTTGATGTTTCTATACAACCTATGGATCATGTAGAAACGGCTAATGGTCGATTAAAAATCGATTTTTTGGATTCGTCTGAAGTTAGATTAACAGAAAATACTGAAATTACAGTATACGAATATTATTATAATAAGGCCAACAATGATGGTGGCCTTAAAATGAAAATGATTAGTGGAACAGCGCGTTTTACTACTGGACGTTTAGGTTTAATACCTAAAGAAAATATAGTAATTGATACTCCCACGGCCACTGTGCAAATTCGCGGGACGGATTTTACTACATCTATAGATGAGTTAGGCAGAAGTTTAGTAATTTTATTGCCTGAATCAGAATGTACACTTGATGGTGATTGTTCACCATCTGGTGAAATAAGAGTAATTAACCAAGGAGGAACAGTTACTTTAACTGAAGCATATCAGGCAACAATGGTGTCAAATTTAGATACAGCACCAGCAGAACCGGTTATACTTGAAAATATAAATTTGAATATGATTGATAATATGTTTATTGTCAATCCGCCAGCTGAAATAATGAACAAGCGGAAAATGCAAATTCAGGAAAAGGTGGAGATAGTAATTCTATTCTTGATTTTACTGAACTAGATACAGACTATTTGGCCGAAGACTATTTGGCCGAAGATGATCTTGAATATAATGAATTAGATATGGATCTATTAGATGTAGATTTCTTACAAGATGTTTTAGTTGCTATTGAAACAATAGATATATTAAAAAGGGGAACTAGATCTGCACAAGGAACATCAGAATTTACTGGAACAAAATTAGGATATGATAAAGAAACACAATATAGTTCTATTATTGATACTGGAATGGGACAACTTTGGTTCTATAGAGAGGTTAATGCAACGATCTCAGTTAGAGTACCTATAGGATCAAACACAACATTGGAGAGTGAGAATGAAGGGAAAAGGAATGTTATTACTGTTGGTGATGGCCAGTCTGTCGTTATCATCATTAAGCAGAGCGGATAATACTAATAGTATAATTATAGATCAAGTCACAGGTAGTAATAACCTAGATCTTACTATAGAACAAATAGGATATAATAATAAGATATTCTTTTCTATAGGTGATATTGATGATACTGTTATTGATATGAAACAAGAAGGTAATAATAATGAAATAGGTTGGGCTAATGATTCCCCAAGTTGGGGATCAGGTGCAGGTTGGGGTGGAGATATTGATTTTGATGATCATAATCTTAAGCTCTGGCAGAACTGTACTCAGACTACCTGTGCTAAAAATGATATTCAATTTCATATTTCATATGGAGATGATAATAAGGTTTGGTGGGCCCAAGGATATGAAATCTCTAGTAGAACAGATACTAGTTGGGCAAAAGATACTTATGAAGGTGGTGGGCATAAAGTAACTATTGATGTACATGGAACCAGAAATGAAATAGTTGGTCAACAAAGAAATTGCTCAAATAATAATTGTGATGGCCACACAGCACAGATATATATTTACGGAGATGATAATTCTGTCTTCGGTAAACAAAAGGCCGATAGCTCTAAAACATTTAATTTACGTATTAATAATGATGATAATACAGTAGATTATTTACAAGATGGAAATGCATCACATGTTGCTAATATTATTTTAGATGGTGCTTATGGAACAGATTTAAATCTAACACAACATGCAGGTTCTGCGCAGTCGTATAGTTTATCACAAAACTGTCAGACTTCTAGCGGATGTAATATTACAGTTGTACAAGAATAGGAAATGATAATAACTATGTTAAATGAACTTTGGCAATTTTGTAAAGAACATCCTTTCTGGGCAGGGACTTTTTTCTTCCTTGGCTTTTGGATAGGGTCTGCTTTTAAATATAACCTTGCTTTAATTTGATGTCAAATTGGATCTTTAATAAATTAGCACCGTATGCTATAAGGTTTAGAGAATGGTCTCAAGGAAAAACTTGGGTCCAAATACCTTTATGGCTTTTTATATTATGGATGCTAGGGTTTGCAAATCCTTATTGGTGTGTTTATCCTGTATGCTGGATTAATTAATGAAATACATTACTTCCATTTGGATGTGTATAGGCATATTATTTTTAAGTTTGTTTCTTAAAGTATACAATGTTTCATATGTTGAACAAATTCAACTTATGGGATTTGATGCTAAAATCAAATCTCTTCCACAACAAAAATCAAAAGACGTAGTTATATACGAAATTGGCGAAGGTACATTAAAACAGTGGGGTCAATTCCCATTACCTCGTCAATACTATGCTCAAATCATATCAAATTTAATAGATGCAAATGCAGATATCAAGGCCTTTACGATTGTTTTTCCGGAGGCAGATAGGTTTGGTGGAGATCCAGCGTTTGAATCGTGGATAAAGGACTCTGGAGTGGTTCTATCACAAAAAGCCGATCCTCGAGGACGAGATGATGTAGCACCGTATGTTGGTACGGCAATGAAAGGAAGTGGAGATCCAATGGATTTTCTTCAAGAATATGATAAAATATTAACCAATATTCCTATTATAGAAAATTATGCATGGGGAGCAGGAGTTACAAATGTTGCACCAGAGGTTGATGGTCTTGTGCGTAAATTTCCATTGGTTATACAAGTAAATGAAAAAAGATACCCTTCATTATCAGTAGAGATTATACGAGCAGAAGAACAAACAAAGGGTTATACGATTAATACTGATCCGGATCTTGGTATAGTAGATTTGTTTATACCACCAAAATTACATTCTAAAACAAATTCAGACGGAACCGGATATATTAATTTTTCAATAGAACACGACCGATATGAGGTTGGAGTGGATGTTCTCCCTGATTTAAGTGGGAAAACAGTTCTGATTGGTGTTTCGGCTCTTGGGATTGTGCCAGAGATTCTGACTCCGTTAGGGTTAAAATTTCCCCATGAGATTCAAGCATCGGCTCTCTCAACGATCCTTTCTGGGGATTCAATAATCCGTCCTTATTGGGCTGATTTGGTGGAAATAGGTCTAATTCTAATTGGATCTCTTTTGATTCTTTCATCTGTTTATTATTTTCCTGCGATAATCGGATTAGGCGTCTTCGCCGTTGTTGGTTCTTCTGTGATTGGTTTCTCATCTTATAATTGGACAACTTCAATGTATCTCCTTGATTGGACATTTGCTATAGTATTATATATAATACTTTTCGCGCATGCAAGTTTTAACAATTTTTGGATTCAATTTAAACTAAGACAACAAATTAAAGGTCAGTTCGGAACGTATCTATCACCTGATATGGTGAATATATTGATTAAAGATCCAAGTTTAATGAAGCTTGGAGGTGATAGAAAAGAAATGACATTCTTATTTATGGATATATGTGGTTTTACGCCAATATCAGAACATTATAAGAATAACGATGATCCTGAAGGATTAGTAGAATTAGTCAATGAATTCCTTGATGCAATGACAAAAATCATTCTCAAAAATGGGGGAACAATTGACAAGTACATGGGGGACTGCATAATGGCATTTTGGAATGCACCTTTACCCTGTAAAAATCACGCTGAAATGGCAGTTAAATCAGCAATAGAAATAGAAGAAAAAACAAATGAACTCAAAATGGTCTACGAAAGACGAGGTCTTCCTGATATTAATGTTGGTACTGGCGTTAACACCGGGGATTGTATTGTTGGTAACATGGGTAGTGAATCCAGATTTGACTATTCGGTTATTGGAGATGCAGTCAACCTTGCAGCTCGATTGGAAGCTACGGCCGCTAGAAATGAGTATATAGATTATAAAACAATATATTCATCTTACACAATGAAGAAACTCCCGGAAGGGTATGTATCTCATGAGATTGGTAAGATTAAAGTAAAAGGCAAAGAAGAGCTAATTACAATATACTCCCCAACAGCTAAAAAATAACAATGAACCCCTGCTTGGATTCTTATATGAGCGGGTGTGCGTTTTAAAACAAGTTCGAAGGTACTTGCTAAGAACTATACACACCAGGCTCTTATAATAAAAAAATATATACATATAAGTAAATAATCTAAGAAAAACATGTACATTCCCGGTCAGTATGGTATAATAGCTCTATTAAATAATTAAATAAGGCAAAAATTATGAATGAAGAGAACTGGACCATAGAGCTAGACGGCGAAGACTTTACCTTCCTAACACAGGAAGAGTATGACGCGGAGGTGGCAAAATGATATTTAACCACAAACGTATGGTAAACGGAATAACTTGTACTCATATAGCTACAGGACAATTTATAGAAATTCCTCTTGATTATAAAGAAATGCAACTCGCATTAGATAATTCTAATACTTTGCTTGATTCATGGGCATTATTACTCGATATGCTTAAAGAAAGATTAGATATAATTATAATGGGTAATTACGATTTAGAGACAATTACCGTTAACGGCAAAACAAGACCATTACATTGATTTTTAGTATAAAGGGTAGACATAAGAACTCAGCCGCGGTTGAGGAATATGTACAAAACTTATGTCGTGAGCTCAAGATATCACATCTCAAAAAAGCAGAATTTAGTATCAGGTTTGTAACAAAATGTGATACAGGTGCTTTAGGTTTGTGTTGGGATGATACTGAAGAGATTGAAGTAGAAATTTCAAGAACATATGAAGGAGAACCTTTAACGTTCTTCGAACAAATGCAAACAATATCACATGAAATGGTACATGTAAAGCAATTTTTAAGAAAACAATATCCAAGTGAGCGCGAAGCTAAGAACCTTGAGTTTAAACTGTATGGAAAGTGCTTTCCGTGGAATTTAGTCAGATAGTGTGACTAATATATCACAGTGGTCACACAAAGTGAAAAAAAGTGAAAATAAACATGTACAAACATGTAAAACTATGGTATAATATACCTATATTAAAAAATAAAACACTGTAAGGAGTGTCTAATGAAAGTATCAAAAGAATTATTAAACCACATCGCGGCTGAAAATGCTAAAACCAGAGCTTGGATTGCTGAAGATCCTAAAAATCGTTGGGCAGGACTTTATCCTGAAACCGTAAAGCATTGGGAAGATCGTGGTATCTTTACTCTTGCCCAGCTCGAAAGAGATGAGTTAATTACTCACATTTACGAAGGTCATAAGGATGCTTATGGCACGAAAGGTCGTCATTATGACTTTGACGCAATGTCTCTCGAGCAGCTTAAAGCTGAAGCTGATTCAATCAGCGTTGCAATTTCTGCAGAAAGGGAGAGAATGGAAGCTCAAGAAAGAGCTAATATTTCGAACTTCGAAAAACAGATTGCTGATCTTGCAGAAATGGGTGCATCTCGAAAAGATGCTATTCGTTGGATGCTTGAAGCTGAAGGTCTCAAAGACGAGTATGATGTTGGTTATGTCCAATATACCTTCGGTCTTCCTTATAATTATATAACGGAAGAATTTACCTCTGCATTGAAAGAGGCTGCATAAAGTATATAACCCTAGGTTATAACGTTATGAAAAAAAAGTATAAAAAAAGTGAAAAT